TATACACCTTTATTGGATTTTAGACACTATCCATATAAATAGAAGTAGGAATATAATAAATGAAGATTAAGAAACTAAACTTAGGAGGACAAAAATAATGGCACTATATATTTCTCCACTAGTAGATGTACAAGAGAAGGACCTTAGTACTGTTGTTCCAGCTGTAGCAACATCCATTGCTGTAACAGTATTGAACAACACATGGAAAGGACCAGAACTTAAACGTCAATTTATTACTAGTGTGAACGAACTGATAGAAACCTTTGGAGAACCAACAGATAGTTCATTCAAAGATATACTATCATCAACAGGATATCTCAAATATGGAACCTCATTATATTGCACACGTGCTTTGCCTGTAAGCGCAACATTTCCAGGATGTTATACATCTATGGCAGCTAGTGCAAATTTCACAGGATATGCTCCACTACCAGCATCAGTATCCACAGCAGCATATATTCTGACTGATTTTGTATCTGAAGATCCTGATGAACTTGGAAACGAATCAATAACTTTCGATGCAGGACAACCTGAAGAAAACGCTGATACCATGTTTATAGCTAATTCACGAGGAACTTGGGGCAACTTTATTAAAGTGGCTATAGTGGGTAAAAATGTATATGATACTGTTGCGGAAGGAACTGCTGCTACTACCATTGATCCCAACTTTTCTAGTGAACTTGAAGATGATATAGCGAATCTTGTAGCACCTTTCGATAGAGAAAGTGCTACTGAATTTATAGTATTGGTTAAAGCTGCAGAACAAAAGAACACAAACAAAGCTACGGTACCATATAGCGTAGTAGAATCACATTTTGTATCTGTAGATCCAAGAAAAATAGATGATGAAGGTAAGAACATTTTCTGTGAAACTGTAATTAATCATGAATCTAATTATATTAGAATAGCTATAAAACCATCATTAGAGAGCACAAATGTAAGTGCTGCGTATAGTTATGAATATACCACATTTACCGGAGGTATAGATGATAATACAGATTCGGTATTAGATGGTAATATTATAGAAGCATTTGAATTATACCAAAATCCAGAAGATTTGGATGTAAACATCTTTATAGATTCTGATAAATCAACAACAGTTAAACAAAGCCTTATAAGCATTGCTTCTGATAGATTGGATGCTATGGCGTTAATAGATGTTCCAGAATCTCTAGTGGTGAATAACAAAGGTAGTGAAGCTATTGATATGAGAGACTTTAGGTTAGGAAACCATGCTACATATAATCTAAATGAAAACTCCAGTTACGCTGCAGTTTATGGAAATTGGTTGAATGTATATGATAAATGGAATGCAAAATATCGTTGGATACCATCAACCGGTCACGCAGCTGGAATATTTGCAAATACTGATGATGTAAGTGATGCATGGTTTGCACCTGCGGGTCTTAATAGATCGGTATTAGAAAACGTAAGAAAATTAGCTTTCAATCCATCTCAATCAGAGCGTGATATATTATATAAAGCAGGCATTAATCCTATTGTCAGTTTTGCTGGACAAGGAAAAGTACTGTGGGGACAAAAAACCCTGTTAGATAAATCTTCTGCATTCAATAGAATAAATGTAAGAAGACTGTTTATGGTATTAGAAAAAGCCATAAGTACTGTTGCTAAATACTTTGTATTTGAACCTAATGATACATATACCAGACTTTTAATGGTAGATATGATAGATCCATTCCTCAGGGATATAAAAGCAAGAAGAGGTGTGTATGACTACTTGGTAGTATGTGATACCACTAATAATACCTCTGAACGAATTGATAGAGGGGAAATGTGGGTAGATATGTATATCAAACCTACACGAGCGGCAGAGTTTGTAGTATTGCAGTTTATAGCTACTAAGAGCGGAGCCTCTTTTACTGAGCTTGTGGCTGCAGAAACAGGATAAGAAATAAAAATAAAAAGATATAAAGGAGAAAAGAAAAATGGCTCTAGACTTTAATATAGAGGCTTTTAAATCCCGATTCAGTGGAGGAGCACGTGGATATTTGTTTTATTTCCTACCACGATTTCCGGCAGGCATAAGTGTTGGTGGAATGGATCCGGATACTGTTACTTATCTAGTAAAAACAACATCACTTCCTGAAAATACAAAAGAAGAGGGGATAGTTGCTTGGCAGGGAATGGATTTTAAATATGCTTCAAAGTCAACATTTACTGACTTTACTGTTAATTTCAATGTGGATCGTAAGGCTAAAATAAGATTGTTGTATGAAAACTGGATGGATTTGATCCATAATCCAGAAACCAATGAATTTGCACCAATAGATGTATATATGGTGGATCAAAGAGTTCAATTATTGGATTATGACGGTAAACCTACAGTAACATACACTCTTTTCAATGCATGGCCAAAGACATTGGGACCAATAGAACTTGATTATACAGGCACAGAGGTTGCTATGTTTGATGTTACATTTACATATACTCACCATAAAGTTGAAAGTAATAATGAATAAGGATATAAATCATGGCTATAGAAAATATAGTAGAGAAATATCTAGGTGATGCTGTAATACCAATCTGGCAAACTATAGAAAATTTGCGGGAGGCAAAGGATACAACGAAAATGAGTTTGATTCTTCTTAGTAATAAAAGAGAAGAATCTGATGAAACTTTATTCAGAACAGTAAAGCGGTTTTCTGAAGAGTGTAAGAAAGCAGGTATTCCACATTATATCTTATTTGTGGAAAATTCACATATTAGAAAACAAGATGATGGAACCCTTTCAATACATAATGTAGATGATGATAAAGGGTTCCAAATTAATCCCGAACTGACGGCAGCAATAATAAGAGGTAGTACTGGACGATTAGACTCAACAAAGGATATGATATCTCAGCTTGAGAAAGCGGGGGTGTTTTGTATAAATGATAGAGAATGTCTTGAAACGTGTAGTGATAAATATAGAACAATATTAAAAATGGGTGATGCTGGAATTCCGGCACCAAAAACAGCTCTTATTCAGAGTATGGATACTGTCCCTTATGCTCTAGAACAACTTGATAATAAATTTCCAATGGTTGTTAAGACACTTCATGGATCAAAAGGTATAGGCTCTATTATTGTTGAGACAGAAAGATCACTTAAATCCATGCTCCAACTGATATGGAAAATTGAAGAGGACACGGAGTTATTGATTCAAAAATTTATCAAATCCGATTTTGATCTGCGTATCCATGTACTTAATGGGGAAGTGATTGCCGCGATGAAAAGATTTGTTATAGAAGATGACTTTCGTAGTAATTACTCTCAAGGTGGTAAAGTAACGAAGGTTAAATTAACAGATGACCAAACAGATATAGCTATTAAAGCTGCGAAGGCTGTAGGAGCAATTTGGTCGGGCGTTGATATCATTTCTGATAAAAGTGGAGATCATGTAATTGAGGTTAACTCATCTCCGGGAACCGCAGGAATTGAGAAAGCCACTGGTCAAAATGTAGTCAAAACCGTTTTGGATTTTATCATTTCTGGAAAGAATTGGTTTTATACTCCTATAGAATGTGGATTTATTGAGATGGTTAATGTACTAGGATTTGATATGAGAGCTAAGTTTGATACTGGTAATGGAAACATGCCCGTAATACATTCTGATGAGTATTCAATTAAAAATAAAAAGGTAACTTGGAAACTTAATGATAAAAAGTTTACCAATCCGCTTGTAAGAATTGAATCTGTTAATGTTGGTGGTTTAAGAAATTATAAGGAAGATAGGCCTGTCATACTTCTTGATGTTCACTTTTTTGGAACCGTATATATGGATGTAGAATTTACCATTGACGATAGAACTAATAGGACACCAATTTTATTTGATAGGAGTTTTATGAAAAAGGCTCGAGTTACGGTCAACCCTGCTAAGAGATTTTGGGTTACTGATAAATCTGAGGAGATGTAAATCATGATTATAAAAAATATAGTAGAGAAACACCTAGGTGACACCAAAGGCCTTGATGAATCTGTTGGAGGCTATCTTCACGGGCTTTTTCAGAGCCTCTTTAAACATCTGGAAGGTAGTGTTATTATGGATCCAGTAACAGCGAAAAAATTGAAAAGAGAGACCGAAAAACTTTATAGTTTGTGGAAAAAAGAACTAAAAGGCAAAGGTCTTATAGGGTGGTAAAAAATAAAGAAGCCTGCATCTATAAAATAATAGTTAAGTATAAAAGTGGCCGGTATCAATATCTGCCACTTTTTTATATGGAAAAATAAAATAAAAGGTTTACAAATTATACGAAATGTTGTATATTTTATATATCATTATGAAAAATGAGGATTAATTGTGAGTAAAAAAGCAAACGTAGAAACAGAAATAAAAGCATCAAGTTTTAGGGATTACCTGAATGTATATGAATTCGAGGTAGTTTTGCCTGGAAGTGGAGAGGGACTTGTCTTCAAACCTATTACTACAGGCGAGTTGAAGAAACTTCTAGTCCATGAAAATGAAAAAGATGAAAGAGTAATAGAACGAGCTCTAGACGGTCTTATGAGTGCTTCTGTCATTAGTGAAGGATTTAACATTGATGATATGTACCTACAAGATCGTTTCTTTTTGCTAGTAGAGTTGAGGAAACGTTCCAAAGGGGAATTATATAAATTTACCTTTAAATGTCCTCAATGTGAATCACAAGTAATGCAAACCGTGGACCTAAACAAATTAGAAATTAAATTACCACCTGAAAAAGTA